CGCGGTATAAGCGTTGAAGAAACCTTTTTCAATCTCCGAGAACATAATCACCGTGCTGCTCTCATCTGGCCTGGAGAATGCGAGGCACATGTTCTCGCTGCAGTATCTTGGGTGCATACCCAGTGCTGCGTTTTTATCACCTATCTTGATTGTAGTAATGTTCGTAGATAGTTTGAAGAATACCATAGAGTCGCGACGATGCCCGGTTGCGACTTTCTGCCCCTGCGCGTTGCTGATGTCAAAGATGTATCCGGACCTGTACGCAGAACCTCCGTTTATCTCCACGGCCATTGATGCACCGACGCGCTGTTGTCCTTGCTGCAGCAGGTGCACACCGTCCGAACTAACACCAGCGTCAATACCGTCATAGCACCAACTCCAGCATCCGGTATGCGTAATTACTCGGTGCCTGTTGTTTTCCGAACACAACATCGCGCCCTCGACTATTGCATCTTCGAGAATCAGGAGGTGCGAGCGCAAGCCCTTCCAACCCATAATCATCGGGAAGATATGAACCTGTGCGTTGGGGAACAGTTCGCAAGCTGTGTTAACTGTGCTGGTAGCGGCAGTAAGTACGGAATCGCGCGTCTTATCGTTGGTGTTGTCGTTGATTCCACCACCGATAATGATCATAGATACGTCGCTAAGTGATTTTCCAGCTTCAACGATGGTGTTCTTAAGCTGCGTAAGCTCGCTCTCGAACGTGGTACCGGACACATATCCGGCACCTCCGATTGCTGCCTTGAAAACGCTTGCCGGTTTAAAGTTCAGCGCTTTCCCGAGGTACGTATCCCATGCGTCAATCCCTGAAGTAAACTCTTTGCTCCATCCGGCAAGGATTGAGTCTCCAACGCAGCCGAGTATTTGATCATTATCCGCGGGCTTTGTGACGAAACGCTCGTCGGCCTCGACCTTGGTGTAGTAATCGCCAAACTTGCCCGTCAGCTCGGTCTTAACGTCGGACACGTACTTGGGAGACGCGGCAACGCTTGCGCTAGCGTCAGATGCGCCTGTGTCTGCGATCTTCACATGCCCGTAATTGACAGCGTTTCCGACTCCGTAAACGGTCTCCTCGCTCGCGTGGTCAGTCGGGGCCTTTGTGGCCTCGGCAGCTGTCGCGCGCCGCTCCTCCGCGGTGATAGCGCTCGCGTTCCGAGAGATTCGACCGTCGTACAGTTTCACGATCTGCTCCAGCTCATTGAGTTGCGCATTGGGGTCGCTCCACTTGAACCAATAATCTTCGTCGGTGAGCTCAGTTCCAACAGGCACGACCGGCTTGATTGCGATGTAAGAAGAGCCTGCGACGTCCCTCACCACGTCAAAGTAGACGTATGAATTCAGTGAGCTCCACGGCTCCTTGATGTAATTAGGTGTAACCCTCGGCCCGACGCTCATAAGCCCCTGCGGGGGAACGTCGGGGATGACCATCTGCCGGTCGGTCACGGTGCCGGAAACGACGGCGTTATCGGTTTGAGCGCCGAAGTTTGAGACGTTTGGCATGTCTATACCTCCTAATAATTGATGCGAATGCGGTACGTGCCGTCTCGTTCGTCGAAGATCCAATCGAACTTCAGATACTCCCAGCCTTGCGGGATGACGACCGCGTACCTCCAAGCACCTGTTTCAGGCTCCTGGATGAACGTCGGAAACACGTACTTTGACTGTCGCGCCACGAGCTGTTGCAGATTCTCGTCAATCCACTTTGCGAGCCCGTCGATGTACTGATCGTAATAATCACCGTTCTCGATGGAGTCGATGACGGCCTGCAGCTGCTCGATTGCGACGGTGTTCTTGTTGACCTGCTCGGACGTGTCGTTTATGTGGTCCTTCATGGCATTGATGATGCAATACAGGTTAGCTACGAGCTGCTCGGGGCTCTTGACCTGCCAATACATCTTGGGCAACGTGGGATTCGCGATCATGAACGGGTCGAAATATGGCAACGGTGCAAACATATATGCCACCTCCTTTACCAAAGCGGAACGGTCGGGACGATGAGCGAAGTGAACAGCGTGTGCTCCAGCTCGTCTAGAATCATAGCATCCACATCCCTCCAATCGCGCGCGAACTGAGCGGCCTTGTCGGTCGCGCTGCCCTCGTGCATCGTGTCGGCCTCTCGGTCGTTGCCGGTGCTCGCGTAGTCAGAGTTTCCGGACAGCATCGTCTCGGGGAAGTCCGAGAAGATGTCGCGCGACTTCTCGCGGTCGCGCGATTCCTGGAGCGGGTTCACACCCTGCTCGACGCGCGCGTAGAGCAGCTTGTACTTGGGCATGATCTCGTTGAGCTTTCGTAGGTACGCGCGCTTCCACCTGTTCGGTACCGTATTGGAGACCTCGCGGTCGTAGAAGCGGTTTAGAAATTTGGTGCAGAGGCGCGTGTACTGTTCATCGCCGTATGCGTCGAAGCGCCATGAATCATCCTCGAGCGGCCTGTAAAACCCCAGCTCGTGCCACTCGCCGAGCGTGATTGTCATATAGTCGTAGCGCTCATCGCCCACCTCGGGAAAATCGAACATATGTCTACCCCCTTTCGAGCATGGTGTCGTAGCGGTGCGAGATATCGTAGTTGCTTGATAGGTTGTCGCGGGCCCATACGACGGTGACGGGAGCATCCAGTCGGTCACCGAATCGAGCGTTGAGCTTATCGCATGCGGCGCGGCGCGTGTTGAGCGGGGACATCCGCGCGAGCTCGGTCGGCTGCATGGTCGAGTTGACCTCATCCTCGATCATGCGCTCCTCCTTGAACGGCATGGAGTCGATGCCGAGCTCACGGTAGATAGCGTCCCATGTATTCGCCCATTCCTCTTGGAGTTTGTCCCCGATATACTCCTTGGCTCGCTCTGGCATGGTCGCGTCCGTCTGGATGTCTTGGAAATTGTCGTATGCCAAGACGAAGGGCTCGCCGTTGGCAATTGCCTTGTAGAAGTTCTGGACGTCGAATGTCCGGTCCTGGTTGCCCTTGATGACGAACGGCATGCGCATATGGAAGCGGTTGATCTGCTTCGTTCGCATGATGTCGGTCAGCTCGCGCGCCCAGATGTTTATCTTAACGAGCAACGGGTAGCGCGTGCGGTTCTCCCAGACCCAGACGGCGTTGTCCCAGTTGCACATGAAGTCGGTCTTTCCGGTTACGCCGATAGCGCGCCAAGCGCGCGGCTCGTCGTACATGTTCGGCGCGCCCTGCTGCACGGCGCGCAGGGAAAGCAGCGTCGCGCCCGCGTTCGGGTACGCCAGCGTCGCCGCGCCCTCGGTGAGCAGCGTCCACTCCAGAAAGCGCTCGTTGCAGGTCTCCGGCAGGTTGAGCCAGCGGAAACGCGACAACGCGAGCTCGATCAGGTCATTCTGGAACATGGTGAAGAGCTGCTGGTTGTATGCCTCGGTTTGCCAGTATGTCGGCTGCGCGCCGGGCCTGTACTTGCGAGGCCCCTTGTAGCCCCTGCGTCCCTTGCTCATACGTGGACCTCCTCATAGACAGTCGGCGTGTCGAGTGCCTCTTGGAACATGTCTCGCACCTTCGCGCTCGATTCGGCCCGCGCGCCCATGAGGGACCGCATGAGCTCCCGGTGCGCCTCCATGTCCTTGCTGATGGTCGCGTCGCCCTTGGCGCGCTCGACCTTGTACTCGATTATCGCGTCGATCTCCTCGTCGGTCATTCCCTGATAGGTCCCGGCCTTGAGAAGCGCGTTCAGGTCGATGTCTGCCATGATGCCTCCTTTACAGGTTGTCGTAGATGCTCACGCGACCGATTTCCTCCGGCTTGCTCCAAACGGTCACGCCACGAATAAGTATATCCTTGATTGCGCCCTGCGCCCCCTCGAGCGCGTTGCCGTTGCCGCTGCACCACACCTCGGCACACTTCCAGTAAGTGAAATGGCGCATGACCTGCATCCGCTCCATGCCGAACTCGCGCATGAGCTCGTAACCGTAGCGGGCGAATGCCGAGGCCGCGTTCATGATGTCGCACTCTCGCTGCGTGACGACCTGGGCGAAGAGTGCGCGCGGTGCGGTGGCGCTCGATTGTCCGTTCGCGCCCGCGCCGAATTGCGCGGGGGCCGCGACGCCCGCCTGGTTGAGGGCAGCCGAGATCGCGTCGATAGCGGTAGCGTATGCGCGGTTCGCGTTAGCGTCCCCGGTCGCCTTGGTGTTTGCGGCGTTGGTGCTCATGACGGCCGCGTTGTTGGCCGCGACCTTGGTGCTCGCCTCGTTGCGGAGCGTGGTCGCGGATGTGCTCGCGTTGTTCTGGACTCCCCACACGGCTGCGGTGTAATTAGCGGCGTTGAGCGTCTTCTGGAGCGCGTTGGTCTGCGCTACCGATACGGCTGCGGAGTTGCTCGATTGCGAAATCGCCGCTGCCGCGTTAGCCGACGGAATCGACACGGCAAGGTCGGACACGCCTCCGATCGCGGCACTCGTCGCGCCCCCGGTAAGACCTCCCGTCACGACGGCCCCGGCAGTGCTCGCGATCGCGGCCGCGTTGTTGTTCGCCGTGGTGATCGCCACGACGTCGTTCTGCAGTCCCGTCATCGCGGTCGAGGCCGCGTTGTCGGCGTTGCAGTCGGCGCTGAGCTTCCTGTTCGATGCGCTCGCGCCTGTGAGCGCCCAGTTGTTCGCGTTCTCCGTGACGGCCGTGTTCGCGGCCGTGTTGACGGCGTTGTTATCGGTGACGTTCTTGGCCGAGTTGTTCGCGTTCGTGTTCGCGGTCGCGTTGGACGCGAGCGATGACGCGAGTGCGTTGTCGGCCGCGAGCCTCGCGTGCGCGCGGTTGTAGACGGTCGTGTACGCGGCGCGGCTCGCGGCGCTCTGGGACACCTGCATCACGGGGAGGTTCCAGCTCTTGAGGTATTCTCCCCACGCACCGCCGTAGCTGTACGTGCGGCCCTCGATTGTCTGGAACGTGAGCGAATCGCTCGCACCGGCGATACCGAGTAGGCGAGCGTCGATTGAGATGTACGGCATGACGAGGTTCACGGCGCTCGCGAGCTGGATGCCGTCCGCGCCGAGGTCCTCGATTCTCACCGTGGATGTCTGCCCGCGCTCGTCGCCGATGCGGATCGCGGCGTAAGGGTAGGTATACAGCTTCGCGAACCCGGCAGCCTGCGCAGGGTATCCGAAATCGGCCACGCCCGGTCGCATGAACCGCTCGATTTTCTGCACCGCGTCGAGAATCGTCACCGATATACCGAAGAGCGTGAACGGCGAGGACTGCGTGAGCAGGTCGGACGGCGCGAAGAACACGCCGAGCACGGTCGATTTCATCCAGGGCGCGTTGGCCTCGAGCGCGCGCAGGAACGGCTGGAGGTCGCCTACGGCCACGGAGTACACGCGCGGAGCGAGTATGCCGGAGGTATCCGGCTCCGAAATCGCCGGTACTTTAGGCGCGGACGCGGTTCCGAGGCCACCCTGTAGGTCGGCGTATGTCGCTATACATGCGCGCTGTGTCTCGGCGCTGTAGTTCTTGATGGCGCGCGCTCGCTCGACGTACGGCTCGCCACCGGTGTTAACGTCATCTGAGAGCAGGTACGCGCTGTTGTCGCGGGGGTTGGCGAGATAGTCGGCCACGCTCGACGCGGCCACCGGCGCATGTCCGCGCTCCAGCAGCACGTAATCGAATTGCATCTCGTTGATATATGTCGTCCATACATCGAGCGTGAGGATCAGTCGCGTCGAGTTGGGGGAGAGCTGTCGCACATCCTGGATGAAATAGAAATATCGGCGCTTGCGCTCTCCCGCGGCGTACGCGAGCGGCTGCGCGTCGCTCGTCATGCGCGGAAGGTCCACGACGAGATAGTTATACCCTTGGGCGGAGGTAACCGGTACCGGTACCTTGGACGCGCCGTCCGGCTTGACGTTGAACATGGTATCGAGGTTGATGACCTCGCCCTCGAGCGAATCGAACCACGCATCGCGCGCGGCGTCGTCGTCGAACTTCACCACATCGTCATACTGACCGCACCAAGGCACGTTGCACATCTTGAGCCGTGCGGTCGGCTTGAATCGTGAATAGTCGAGCGTGTTGTCGTACCTGTACACGTCGACGTTATCGAGGTTCGGAAAATCGCCCATTTTGCCTCCTAAAAGAAATGCGCCCCCGCTCACGCATGAGCAGGGGCGCGGCGCCTTGCACTATAGATTATAGGCTAGGCGATCGTGATGTCCACGGTCTTCTTATGGAGCGTGGTCTTGCCGGAGGGGTTGACGTAGGACGTCGTGCCGGTCACGTGGAGGACGTTGCCCGCCTCGAGGTCGGTCTTCTGGACGTGGAGCACACCGAGTCGGTCGACGCGCGTGGCGGAGTTGAGCGCGATCGGCTTGCCGCCGGATGCGGCGGTCTCGGCGCTCACGCTCCAGGTCACGGCATTGGGCTCGACGGTCACGCCAAGGTCGTTACCCGTGACGGTGCCGACGAGCTTCACGGTCATCTGCGTCGTCTCGCCAGGCTTGAGGCGCTGGGATGCGGCGGTGATATTGACGCCGGTCACGGCCTGCGTGAGCGTGGGGATATCGGTCGCGGCGTCGGTCGTGAACAGGATCGCGGGGACGAACGGCGAGGCGGATACGATCTCCCAGTGGTGCAGGTAGTAGTTCGTGTTGAGCGTAGCGGGGTTGTAGAAGCTCTCGTTGCTATATACGACGTCCTGGCACACGAAGAAGGCGTCCGTGGTGAGGAGTGCGAAGGCGTTTGCGACGGGGAGGTCCGGGACGACGACGGTGCGGTACTTGATATCGGCCTTGTCGAGGTTGAAGATGCCCGCGAGCGTGTCTACGTCAACGGATGCCATGGCGTCGGCGGTGATGAGGAGCACGAGCTCGTCGGGCTTGGCGAACACGGGGATACCGTACTCGGCGGACACGGGGGAGTAGAGAGAGGTCGGGAACTCGAGCTTGCTCGCGTAGGCGCGCACGGCCTTGAGGAACTCCTTGCCGGTCGCCTCGTCGGTGGGGGCGGCGCTCACGTGGTGCTTGAAGAATCCCCAGTTGTTCTCGTAGTAGGCGATAAGGTTGAGCATGCAAAGGTACTCGTCATAGTTGTCCGAGTTGCGCGGGACGGTCAGCACGGCGTCGATGAGGCGGTTCAGGCCGTACTCGTCCAGGAATGCCTGGCGCAGGTCGGGGTACTCGAGCGAGATGTCGTAGCGGTCCTTGCGGTTGACGCTGTGGTACCACACTGCGGCCTCGGGCGCGTTAACCTTCTCGAGCACGGCGTCGTCGACCTTGTAGGTGTGCGCCTTGATCCACTTGAAAGCCGACTCCTGGATGCTGAAACCGTAGCGCATCGTCGCGCCCTTGAAGGCGCGCAGGGGATTCTCCCACTCCTTGTTGTGGATGATCTGGTCACCGATGCGGTTCACGTAGGCGTCGATGAACTCGTTGAGGTATCGGCCGTTGTTCGGCTTGAACAGGAACTTGCTCGTCGCGTCGATGCCCGAGACGGTCGGGTCGGGCACGCGCTGCTGGAAATCATTGGTCGCGGACAGGTACACGCGGCCCGCGATCGTGGTGTTGTTGGTTGCCATCTTTTAACCCCCTTAAAGGTCAAGGTCCATGTCTTCGTAATCGGGAATCTCGATATCGTCGGCGATGACATCGGCGTCACCGTCGCCGTCGCCGTCCATCACGTCGGCCCCGTTGTCGATGTCGATCGCGGCAGCGGTCGCGCGCATCGAATCGAGCGTCTCGGTGATGGTGCCGAGCATACCCTCGATGCGCTCCAGGCGACCGCGCAGGTCGTCGAACTCGCCGATGCGGTGCGCCTCCTCGCCGGACGTTCCGGTCTCGTCCTCGATCATCTGCTCGCCCGGGGTCAGTTCGTCCTCGGTCTTGAGCTTCTCGTCCTCGTCCATGTCAGCTCCTTTCTATAGCTATAAAAATAGGGCGCGATGCGAACGGACCTTTCGCCCGCGCATCGCGCCCATTATATAACGCCTTTGCGAAACATGGCGCGTGCGGCTGAAACACGCCGCCGAGCGTGCGGGGTTCGGGTATCGACCGAACGATATAGCTGTCCCGAATCGTCCCTACTCGCCGCCTGCCGCGCGAGTCGTCGCGGGCGTCGCGGTCATTTTACGCCATAGAGCGACATCGCGTCCAGGAAACCCTCGCGCACCTTCACCGAGTCGAAGAGCACGCTCCCCTCGTAATACATCTGGACGATGACGCGCAGGGTCTTCACGGCGCGCTGCGCGGCGATGCGGTTCGGCGTGTTGTCGCGCCTCGTGAGCGCGAAAACCGGCTCTGCATTCTTGGGAATCTTCCCGGTCACGTAGTAATAGCCCTCGCTCATGTCAATCCAGATACCGTACTCGTCGCCCATATGGACACACCCCATGACATACTTGGCGCGCGCGGGCTTCTTGGCTATGTATCGGTCGTCTTCGGCGAAGTCGTTCGCGTAGGTGGCTTTCGTGTAGCCGGTGACCTTGCCCATGCGGCCCGCGAGCGTGTTGTCCATGCGGTATAGGTCGTGCTCGTCCGGCTCGACGTAATGGAGCAGGACCATCTTGTCCAGGTACCAGGTATATCCGAACCGCGGCACGCCCTTCACGCCGATCGCCGCGAAATAGGGGTTCAGCAGGTCTACGGCGTTGCCCAGCAGGAAGACGTGCGGCCTTGTACGGTGCCCGTCGTAGGGGTCCTCGCGTACGCACGAGTCGATGATTCGCGCGAGCATGTTCCACTCGTTGCGCTTGTAGGTGTGCGTCGCGTCGATGTTCTCGATGATCGCTTCGTCGAAGATGACGTTCTTGACGCCGGTGAACGTCCTCTTCTTAGTTCCCTGCATCTCGGCGTAGCCGACGACGTACCCGCACACCTTCCACGGCGTGCCCTTCTCGGCGTCGCACGCGCGGTACTTGAACTCGTTGTTCTCGCACTTATATTCGTATTGCGCGAACTCCTCATCTGTCGCGATCAGCTTATCGAAGTATCCCTTCTTCACGCTGTCGCGCTCATCGAGCGTGCGGCACACCTCGACGAAACGCTCGCCGCGCTTTATCGCGGCGTTGAGCGCGTAGGCGCGAAGGCCGTACGTCTTGCCCTTGTTGGGCGCGCCGACGACCATTGTGATATCCGCGTTGTAGCTGAGCGTCTTCTCCCAGTTGTAGTGTATGCCGTCGTTCAGGTTTACCATTCGGCCTCGTTCCCTTCGTCGTCGATGTAAGTGTAGCTCGCGCGCTCCCCGTCATAGTCGATGACGCGCTCTACCGTGTCCACCTCGCGCCCGTACCGCTCGCGCATATATGCGACGGTGCGCGCGTTGCCGCCCTTCTCCGAATCTCCCAGCACGCGGTCGGATGGATAGAGCGCTATCGACTCGTGCGTCCTCACGTGCGCGGTCTCGCCGAGATAGTCGGTCACGTACATGTCCAGCACGTCGGCCGATGCGGGCCGGTAGTGCTCTAGCGCATGGCACACGGCATGCGACACGCGCACGCCCCATCCGAGCACGCGCGGCGCGACCTCGTCAAACCCGTGTTCGGCACTCATGTCGTCAATCCAGTTCTCGATATGGTACATACCCGTCGGGCGCGACAGACCGGCGCACGTTATGTGCGCGTGGGCCCCGTCCCAGCTCACGCGCGCCTTGTTCCAGCTGTCCATGTGGAGCGGGTATGCATCGCCCTCGACCTCGAACGTCCCGACGCCCTCGAGCGTCGAGGCGTATCCGGGGAAGTTCGCGCGGATACGCCCCATGCACGCGTCTATGGATGCCGTGACGGCCCCGTGGAACGGCTCGAGCGCGCACATTAGGTCATCTGCGGTGACGTCGGCATCGCACGATATCTTGAGCGAGTCGGTATCGCCGCCCAGCACGCGCACGCGCTCGCCCAGCTCACGGTATATGAGCTCGATCGCGGCCACGATAGCCATACGGGAGCCTCCCACGATACGGAGGCCGTAGGGGTAGAGAACGAGCTTGTCTTTCGCGTCCTCGTAATGTTCCGCATAGGTCTCGCGCGACACGACGGTCGAACGGTCGACCGATATCTCGCCGTCCTCGACCTTGTAACCGGGCTTGAACACGTCCTGCGCCTCCATGCCGTAGATGGAATTGAACATGCCCTTGACGGTCGAGTTGTAGTACGCCTCGAGGTCGGCGCGCTCCATCTCGCCCGAGCGGATGCGAGCGGCGATGCCCTCGGGTATCGTCTCGGGGATGTCCGGCTCATACGGCGTGCCGGTGGCATAGGTCTTGAGGATTTCCTTGCACGCGGCCTTGCGCGCGTAGAAGAGGTTCGACAGCAGGGTCACGTAGTCGGGCGGCTTGACGAACGACATCGTTCCCTCCCCAAGGATGACCTCCATCTCGTCCCATGAATATACCCGGCTCATGCACCACAGCTCCAGTTCGGACACGTTGACGATCGCGGAGTCGGCCGATACCAGCTTTCCGAAAGCGAAGCGGCCGTTATATGCGGTGTCGACGTAACCGGCACTTCTAACCGCGGTCACGCCGTCGCGGTCGGCCTGCCCGCCCCAGTCGCCAAGCTGACCCCTTGCCTTGAATTTCGCCTCGGACAGCAGCGCGATATCCCAGCACGCGAAGGCGCTCCCCCCGCGCAGGCGCATGTTCGTAAACCGTATCTGGGCGTGGAAGGCGCACCCGAAAGGCTCCTCCCAGTGGCGCATCGCCGCGTCGAGTCCGGTCGCGCACACGGTCTCGGCCATCGCCTGGAGTACCGGAGGCAGCAGGCCGCGGAAGTGGACCGGGCACATATGGCCGTTTATGTAGGCGTGGTGCGCGGAGGTCTCGTCAATCGAGTAGACGTTCGATTGCACTATGCCGGAATAGCGCGCGCTCGTGAGCGTGAAGCCTCCTCGAAAGCAGGCCTTGCGCAGCGCGTACTGCGCATAGGTCGGCGCGAGCTCCTCGGAGCACATGCGCTCGAAAGCGGCCTGCACCGAGATCGGCCTGCCCTTCGCCCTGGGGATGCGGAGTCGCCCGGTCTCCATCTTGCCCGCCTGGCGCACGAGCGACGTCTTGGTCACCACGCGCACGCCGAGCCACTCGGGGCGGAGCCACTCGTTGGACTCGAGCAGGTAGCGAAGATACGCCGGGATGACCTCTGTGTCGCGCCCTGCGTAGAATAGCTCCTCTTGCGTGAGTGGGGTCTCGGGCGTTCTGATCTTCGAGTAGTCCCAATCGCCCTCGGCCTTCGGCAGGCCTGCCGCCTCGCCCATCTTCGCGAGCCCGCGCATCTCGAGGTAGAAGGTATCCCAGAAACGGAGCTTCACCGCGCCGTCGCGCACGATATCGACGGTATAGGCACTTGTGGCACTCTGCGCGGACACTTCCATATCCCAGCGCCCGTTGAGGTCGTGCATGAGGGGCTGGAGGTCGAACATGAGGTTGTAGGCGCAGATGATCGGGATGCAGCGCTCGCGCTCGCCCCATGCGATATATTCGTCTATAGCGGCCTGCATCTCGGCCTCGTGGCGATAGAAACCGATATGCCCCGCACCCGGCTCATAGTTCCGAAGGTCGCACCCGCGCAGGTCGTTCACGATGAACAGCACGGGATAGGCGCGCCACGTGTTCTCCGCGCGGTCAACGCATATGTTGCAGGTCTCGGTGTCGTAGCTCGCCGCTACCCGAAACTCCGGCCTTTTCGGTTTGAATCCCATCCCCGCACCTTTTTTTACTATCCGAACATAACGATCTTTGAGGCCCATACCGCCGAACCGGTCAGCTCCGCGTCGAAATCCACCTCGCCGTAAAAGGCCTCGTTCTCGGAGGTCAGCCCCTCGACGAGCGACGTCTGCGCGCCGGATGATACCAGGCTGTCGAGCGCCTTCCCGTTGGCCCCGATAACGCGGTCGTAGGCCTCGGAGAGCGACGTGACGCCCAAGCCCTCCATGATCAGCCTGTTCCGCTCCTTGGGGTCCTTCCCGCGCCAGAACCTGCGCGTCGCGGCGTAGAAGACCGACACGGCCTCCTTTCCGCTGTCGCCGAGCGTACTCGGCGCGCCCGAGCGCGCCAGGTTGAGTTGCCGCTGGAAGATGAGGTTCGACCTCGCGGCGCGCGACCTCGCCTTTCTCGGCGCGGTCGTCATGCGGTCCAGGCGCTCCGCTGCCCTCTTGGCGCGAGTCTGCGCCTCGGGTACCTGATGCACCTGCCGCGTCCCCTGGTAGGACTGCGCGATCTGCTCGCGCACGCTCGCGATATAGTCGGCGCGAGCTCGTTTCTGCGACGTGCTCATACCGCTCACGTCCTCGCGCTCCAGGCGCGCCAGCAGTCGCTTTGCGCGGCGTCGCGCGTTGTATACCTCGTCCGATGTCCTTTTCGCACGTGCCATAGGGCTCGACCTCCAAAAATAAAAGCGGTGCGGCCTTGACCGCACCGCCTGATGTTAAAGCAACGGGAGCTGGGGATTAAGTCTTGACTAGACGAGCACGAGCGTCTTTCGCGTGTTGCCGTTGGGGAGCTTGCTGGAGACGAGTTTCATCGGGACGACCTCGCCCTCATCGAACAGGCCCGCGGCCATGAAGTTATCCGCGGCGTTGCGAACGCCCTCTGACTGGGAGAAATAGGCGGTTCCGTCCACGCAGACGAGTGTGGTGTTGGTGCATGGCATATCGACGCCGTTCTTGTCGCGGGCGCGGCGGATGCCGGGCTTGGCGAACACGCCGATGACTTCGAGGGTCTCGCCCTCGTGGTCGGACAGAGACTCGGCGTTGTTCATCGCGTTTACGACGAGCTTCTTGGTATCTTTGTCGGTAGCCTGGATGCTGGAGTAGCTTGCCGGGGTGTAGAGGTCGGTGCAGTTGTCCATAGGTGCGAGCTGGGTGTTGTCGTTAGTCATAATGAGGTTCCTTTCCGATTGCGTAGTTCATAGCTACTTTTAGGAATAGTCTTGTAGGGATTGAATAGTAGTCTGATTCGGTCTCGACGCTTGTGATAGAGATAAACGAATCACCTAACCGTTGGCGGAGCGTGTTCGTCGCCTTCACCGGGTCCGAATAGTCACCGTAGAGGTCGTGCTCGAAATCAATCAGCTTGCCGTTGGCGACTGTCTTGCCGATGCAATGGCAGATCTGAATCCGGCGTCCGATTCGTCCGCGCTCCTTCTTTGCGTTTGCCATGAGATGCACCCCCTTCCCGTTGCTGTCATGGACATTATAGGAAGAGGGCGCTTTGTGTGTCAACGGTTATTGCAATAATTTTTCACTTATCGACGCGTGCCGTCAGATACATAGCATTGCAGGCGGTCGAGGGCGCACCCGTACATGCCCGCATAGTCGTCTCCGCCGTAGGTGGAGCCATCATCGCACACCTCGTCCCAATATCCTGCATGCGCGACGTCCTGGGAGCGGTAATAGACCTGTCTATAGTCACCGTCTGGCGTGATGTAGTACATCTGAACGCCGTCTATAGTCTGGCCCCAGATACCGGCCATTCCGTTCACTGAATCGTTGTAGTTAGCGGTCCGCACCCAACCCAGCCAACCGCTCTCCTCGGTGTGGACACGGTAGCGGAGGGTACCGGTATCGGTCCACGCGATCAGCATATCGTGCGAGCCGTAGGGCGCGCCCGCGAAGCCCTCGGAGTTACTGTCGTTGAAATTGGTCACGGCCCCATTCCACACGCCAAAGCGGTTATGGAGCGCATAGTGGATGTTAACGCCCTTCCCGGTTGACTTGGGGAAGGCCGAGCGAGTCGCGGAGGTTGAAGGCTGATAAGTGCCCCCGTTGCCGTCGGTGGGCGCGATAGGGGCCACGTATCCGCTCCCGAGATATGCGGCAACGGCCCGCTTGAACTCGGCCCACGTTTTCCCGAACGCGCGGAAATAACCGTTGGGGTCGGTATGGTCCGAGCCGCCCCAGCGCCGAGCGGCCTCGTAGTGGGACAGAAGGCGTGACGTGTCCCAACCGTGGGCGCGCAGCTCGTCCCCGGTCCACTTGACGGCCTCGCCCCACTGTCTAGCAAAATCGGAGGCGTTCGTGGCGTGCGCGAGCTCGATGCCGATCGTGTATCCGTTTCCGTTGCCCACATGCCAGCAAAGGCGGTTCTCGGGCACCGTGTTATACACAGTCGAGCCGTCGAGCTCCATCACGTGATGTACCGCATAGGTATCGTCACGCGCCCATAGCAACGTGTGGTTGTATGCGCTCGCGCCGGGGTTCGCCGTCTCATGGATGACTAGATAGCTCGCATTGAGGTAACCGTGGCCGTTGGATACGTACTTGTTGACGCTCTGGTATGCCTCCGCGCCGGTCGGAGCCGAAAATGCGATCGCGAGCGCGAAGAAAAACGCGGCAAGAGCCGCGCCCTTCTTCCGCTCGATGCGGTTTAGTTCCATGTTGCTAAACCTCCTTGTTGTCGTTGAGATTATCGAGTTTCTCGGAGAGCTTAGCCATGATCAGGCTGTTCTCCTCAATGGTCTTGCGAAGCTCCTCGATGGTCTTCGTGTTGCTGTAGTACATCATCACGAATGCCGCGATAGGAAATGCCACGTTGCTCACCAGATCCGTAACTACATTGACGTCCATATTCCATTGCCTCCTTTCCGGCAGAAAAAAAGGACCCGGCCCTTTGCCGAGTCCCGTAAGCCTAACGGTATTGTAGCTATTTCCACCCGTTCTTCTCGCCTTGGATGACGGTTGTTATTATGACCGGCTCCTTGGGAGTGATCGTCTTGCTCACGATGACCAGTGGCGCATACTCGCGACGAGCCCCGCTATAGAACTTGACCGTCGAGCCTAGCGCTCGATGCGGTCGCAGCGCGAGCATGAGCTTTGAGGGGTCGTAGTCGGGAATCATGTTTGCGAACTCGCGATTATCAGGTCTGTATTTGAGAAGACCGTCCAGCACGTCGGTACGGTCGATATATGCGAGGCTGTGGCCGTGAAGCGCGCGGAAGGGCATACCGGATTGGAATAGCCCCTCGACGCGATGCAGTACGTAGCTGTTCGTCGCGTAGACCACGCGGTTATGCACGCACACGCTATCGTATGGTGCATGAGTGCCAGGCTTGCACGTGGTCGCGCACAGTGCCCTCCACAGGGCCTCGGTTTCGGACTTGTTCATGACGATCCTTTCCCTCGTCTGTTGGAACTTGGTTATTATTATAGTTACCGTTGTTATAATTGAAAGTTGTTTTTTGTAACTGTTAATGCTATTATATTTCTTGTAAGGCAGGGACGGAAATAAAGGAGTTTCTCAGATGACCGATTTCAAGCAGTTCAACGTCTGGTACTACGACTTCAACTACAACGACAAGCGCGTGAAGACTTGCACCAGGCTCGAGGATGCCCTCGCATTTGCTCGCATGCTCGTACGCGATCGCGAGGAATTGAACGTTAGGTTTTTGAGCCTCGAGAGTGTATACTGATTCTCGTGCTCCTAACCACAGCACCCCATACCGTCACGATCTGCTAGCCAGGACTCGGCCCGATCGCGACTCCCCGCAGCTGACCCGGCACGTGTCGAGCGTGTCGGGTCTTCTTGTGCGCGGGTGGAAGTTACGG